CTCATTATTATTTAAATTGAAAACAAAATTAATTTGCTTTATCCCGTCCTGCCTACCACGATGCCTCTTGGGTATAGAGGAGTCTTATTGACTAGCGGTGGGTCTTTCGACCCACCATTCGTCAAACAGTCCCAAATCCTTAAGAACACCATAGTACGGGCTATAACGCAATTCCATCTGAATGGATTCGCTAGCTTGCGCACAAGGGTGGCGGATCAGATTTGTGACCATTTTCCGAACTGAGCTGTCAACTGGCCAGACCGCACCACGAGAAAACCACTTTGAGCAAAACTCGAAGCGACTTGGGTCAACCAGAAGTGGCTCCTTAAGAACATAACCTATGTCTAGGTACATGTCCTCCAGGTCTTCCAGATAACCTTCCACGGCATCATCACCCATCGTGATAATGTTAGTATCACCGACAGCCGCCAGGCGCACAATAACTCTCATACGAGAGTTGGTTCCCGACGTCCGATATGATCCGCTGGGCCAAATTCCGCCGTTCTCCTCATCCTGACAGACTATTAGTCCGTCAGAGAAAACGACTGTCTTTCTAGCTAGCAAATGGGTCATATTCTTAGCTATCCGATGCCATTTCTGTATCGCTCGAGGATCACCGTCAAGTAGTTCCCTGCGGACCTCCACATCGGCGAACATAGTCCACTCCTGGACGTGCCAATCCCAACCCCGTTGATCTGTTGAAACGATTTCAGTGTTAAAGCTTGAGACGTGAGCCTCCAAAGCTCTCGCACCTTCCTCGTTCATGGTCAAACCAGGTTTAGAAGGGCATTTGGTCCAGTTGTCGATATCCGCATTGTTTTGAGGTCCAAAGATCATTCTCTCAAGGATGGTCATGTGGAGGGGACTAGCAAACACTAGTCTTTGACGGCCTGCATCCACCTTTTCAGATGTATGCGGCTCACCCTTCACAAATACCTTATAGCACACTCCAGTTCTGATGAACATGTCTTGTGCGTCCACTTGAGAGAAATCCTCTAACATGCAGACTTCACACAGATGTTTCACTGCTTGAAGTACTTCTGGATAGAAGTTTCCGACTAAGTAGCCATTTGTACGGCCGATGGAAGACCACAGAGCTCCTGGGGTCTTGTCATCCTCCATATCCCGCAACGCCAAGCGGAACGCGGCTTCAAACTGTTCGTTCCAATCCTTCGAATTATAGTGACCTAGAAACAGAGGCACTTGCGTTCTAGGGTATAATGAAGCCACAGTTTGGCATTGTTCCTTAGAGAAGGCATAATAGCTTTTCTCAAAGGTGCCATTCTGCTTATGAAACGATTGCTTTTCGGCTTTCGCTCCTCTTGGCGGCATCTTCATTTCACTTAAC